TACTTTTGTAAGAAGGTAAAACATCTTTTCTAAAATTTTTACTATCTGTTAAAGCAACAACATAATCATCAGCTTCTAAACTAGCACCTAAATCATCTAAAACTAAATCTACATCTGCTTTACAAATTTTAGCATCAGAGTGTAGTGTCCATAAATCATCACCCCAATGTGTTTCTACTTCATTGTTCATGGCAATTTTGTATAACAATATATCACCATCTATTAATAATACTTTTTTCTTTTGCATGTTTCTCCTAATTGTTTAATTGAATTAAATCTTCTTTGGGAATTAAATAACCTTTTGAAGTCATTGCATCACCACCATTTACAACTTTATATTTTTTATTTTTAATTAAGTTTTTTAATTTACTTAAATGTATAAATATCATAATTGGAAAGTCATCTTGATTTTTAGGTAGAACAAAAACCCAAAAGTCAGAAGTGGTAGTTTTTATTCCACTGTCTTTTCCTCTGCTTTTAAATTCTATAAAAACATTACCAGTGTCTTTACATAAAAAATCAGTTTTAACTTCTATTTTAAATTCACCGGCTAATATATTTTTAATGTAGTTTTCACCTTCTTTTCCTTTTCCTAAACAGTAATTAAAATTACCTTTTAAATCATACTCTTTAGTCCACGTTTTATCAGTGTGTTTCACTCCAGTTGTCTCCTATTTTATATTCACCAGTTAACGGTATTCGTAAATTAAAATACTTACCAGTGTCTTTGATTGATTTTATTGCCAATTGCCCAACTTGGTCTGCATCTTTTTCAAGACACTCTACTTGTATTTCATCATGCACCCAGACAACTTGTTGTGCATGTGGTATTTGTTTTATAACTTTATCAAATTCTACCAACCATTGTTTACAAACCAATGCGCCGGAACTTTGTAAAAGTGTATTAAGTGCAGCATGAGCAGAACGTACTTTAATTTTTCTTTTATCAAGACCAATTAAATAACCCCGTTCAGCCGCTTGTTGTACGTTCTCAATTAATTTATTTAAAGCAGGTAAATTATTTAAGAAACGTTTTTTTATTTTAGATGCTTCTGGTACACTTTTATTTGTAACAGACGCAATCTTTTTTACACCACCACCATAAAGAAAGCAGTAGTAAAAACGCTTGGCTAAGTCTCTACTGTCTAACCCTGCTAGTGTTTGTGTCTCAGTGTGTATGTCTCCATCTAAAACAACTTTAGCATAGTTTCCATTATCATACTTAGCCATATAGTGAGCCAACATTCTCACTTCTAAACCTGAGACATCAATGCCTACAAGTTTTTTATTAGTTGGAACTGTGAATAACGCTCTACATTCTTTACCATAAGGCACACCAACACTAGGTATTTGTGCCATGTTAGGAAATGAATGAGTTGCACGTGCAGTTACTGTTGAATTAGTATTGCAAGTGCCGTGTATTTTATTATTTTTCTCATGCTTTAACCAAGCTTGAGCGCCAGTAGCTAACTGACCAATTCTTTTATCTAATAAAAAATGTTCACATAATATTTTAGCTTCAGGATATGGTAAACTTTCTAAAATAGTTTCATCTAATTTAGGTTTGCCATCATCAGTATAAACACTAGGTTTCCAACCGTGTATCTTAGTTAATCTATCAGCAATGTGCTGTCTACTAGACGGATTAAATACAGAAGTTTTTTCTTTATAAAATACTTTACCTTTAATATATCCTTTAGCTTTGTTATTTACTTTAGGTATAAAAGGTATTTGTTCTGTTTCAGGTGGAAACATTAACTGTAATTTATTTTCTATTTCCATACGTCTGCTGTTTAATTCTGAATAAAGTTTTTTAGCTTTAGCAGTATCAAAAGTAAAACCATATACTTCTTGATTGTAAATTAACTGTGCAACATCATGTTCTAAATCCATTGCTTGTTGTGAGTATTTTATTTCTTCAATCATTTTGTAAAGATTGTAAGTAACTTCAACATCTTGTTTACAATACTCTAACATCTCAGGTGTAAAAACTTTCCAGTCAGTTTCAAACTCTGCTTTGTAATTACCAATACGATTTCCCCAAGCTTTTAAACTGTGTCTACCAATACAATCTTTAGGAAAATCTTTACGTTGAAAATCTTTTTCTTTAACATCTGGAAACAACAATCTTGTTGCAACAAGTGTGTCAAAAATTTTTGCCTCAGTTTTAAACGTAGGATATAATTTTTTAATTACAGGTAAATCAAATTTAATAATGTTGTGACCTATAATTAATGTAGCTTTAGATAATTTATCTAATGCTTCTTCTACTGATAAAGACAAAATTTTATTAGTGTCTACATCTTTTAAAACAAGACAATGTATTTTAGTAGTAACATCTATAAATCCGTCTGTCTCTATATCAAATACATATTTCATATTTTAATAACTTTCTTTTTAATTATATTAACAGTTGGAATAGTTGTAACATTACCAACATCAGCTAGTGTGCCATCATCTTCAAAGTTTATATCACCACATAATACATGAGTATTTTTATCTTCATTAATTAACCAACCAGTTGATAAACAAATTGTAGGCTTAGATGCTTTTGCTTTTTCTAATGACATCCATGACGCATCACTATTTATATCAATCCACCAACACATAACAAATTTAGCGTCAATAACTTTAGTATTTATTTCAGGTAGTTTCATAATTAATGTATATGTTTATGTAATTTAATATCTACATTCCAAGCCGCGTCTTCACCATTCATAGCCAATGCCATTAACGCATCTTGTATTAATGATGCAGAACTTTCTTTAGCAATGTGTATGACTACAGGTGTAGGACTTTCTTTTGCTTTTTTAACAGCCGCTAAAACATAAAAAGTCCAAGACACTGTATCTTGTTCAGCTTTCTTTTTTCTTTTTCTAATTATAGGTTTAGAAGTCATTTACAGTTTCCGCTTGCACTTCCGTTAAACAACCAGTTTCTAAATCATATCTTAAACTACAAGCTTTTCCTGTCTCACCACTAAATCTATTTTTTAATACATTGACTTGAGCAATATTATTTTCAGCTTGTAAATCTCTGGACAATCCTAGTACCATGTCAGATAACTGAGCAATACTTTGACTTCCTCTAAGACTATTCATAGATACTTGCACGCCATCTTCATAACCTTTGTTACCATCTTTAGTTCTTGATAAATGAGATACAAGTATTAAACCAATACCAGTTTCTTCTACTAGAGTTCTTAGTTTAGATACAAAATAATCTATAAGTTTACGTTCATCATTTGTTGTAGCATCACCTAACGCAGACAAAGCCATATGTAAATGGTCAAGTATAACATAATCTACATTACATGCTTTAGCCATGTATCTTATTTTAGATAATAAGTTATCAGCAACGGTACTACCGAAGTGGTTATATAAGTAAAACTTGCCACTACCAATAGTATGTTTGAAAGTTTCTTGTAATTGTTGTTCACTTATTCCTTCTCTAGTTAAATGTAATGGTTTCTTTAATTCAACACCCATGATACCAAGTGCACTACGTTTAATACTTTCTTCTAATGCAATGTAACCTACAGTGTAATCATTTTTTAATAAGTTTAATGCTACATGTCTACAAAAACTAGATTTACCTACACCGCTTCCGGCAGTGATAGTAACTAATTCACCTTTACGTAACCCATGTGTTTTAACATTTAAACATTCAAACGGATATGGAACTGTTACATGCTTATCTTCTTTTTGTATTTCATTCCATAAGTCTGTGCCTAATACAATTCCATCAGGTCTGTAAGCTTTACTAGACCATATGCAATCAGTTAATTCTTTTGTTCTATTAGCTAACAACATTTCATTTGCATCTTTTAATGGCAACGTACATATCTTAGCTTTATTAGGTGAAAATAATTTTGCACATTCTAAAGCCGCTTTACGACCGTGCTCATCTTGGTCAAAACAAAGTACAATACTCTCATAGCTTTCTAACCATTCAAGTTCTTTTTGTATATCTTTTTTGGCACCTTGTGCACCAGTCTTAATACTTACTACGGGAAATTTATTTTGATTGACACGTGATATTGATAAAGCATCTAGTTCGCCTTCTGTAACAATAACCATTTTACCACCATCACGCCATAAATGCTGTCCAAACAATCCTGCTTGCTTAGCATCACCTAACCACTGAAATGTTTTATCAGGGTATCTTAGTTTTTGTGCAACTAATTCTTTATCTTTGTTATAATAATTTGCAATTTGACATGGTCTTCCAAACCATGCACCAGTTTGATAATTAAATTTTTGTGCTGTGTTGTAGTCAATATTTCTTTTAGATAATGCAGATACATTACCTGAAATAAAGTCTTTACTTTTTTCTTCTTTGTTTGTTTGTGTGTTCAAGTCTTCTACTCCTTTTTTTAATGTGTTACATGAAAAGCAATAAGTGTGACCATCATCATAAACAGAATTAGCGTCACTAGAACCACACTCATCACATGGTGCATGATATAAAAACGTACTATCGTTATTTTGCATAAAATTTTTTGCCTTAATATTTTGGGTTTAACCTACTGGATATTTCTACCCAGTAGGCAACAAACAAACTATGTCAGCAATTCTTTTACATCAAACTGCGGACATGAAGCGTCAGACACATCTCTGTGACCAACTATCTCAACCTCTTTGTAATTGGCTTTTAAAACATCTATGAGTTTAACTAAACTCTCATATTGTTTGAAAGTAAAATTACAATCAGGCTGTCCATTAACATTTTGTCCACCAACTAGACAAATGCCAATAGAATTTTTATTAGACAAGGCAACATCTGTTTCGATATGTGCGCCGGCTATCATTATGTCGCGACCGTCTTGTACAGACCCGTCTCTTTTAATGACTTTATGAAAAGCGCATGAGAATAATCCCTCTTTTCTATGTTGCTTGTCTAAATCTTTAACATCTAAATTTTGTTTTGGATTTGTATTAGTTGAATGAACAACAATATACTTAGTTTCTTTTCTTATGTTATTCATAACCATTCCTTAGGCACATGTTTGTCAGCATATTTAAAACCGTATTTATCACACCACATGCCATATGTTGTACTTGATTTTTTACTTATTTTTGTTTTTGAATTACTAAATATAAATCTAATATCTAACTGAGGATGCTGTTCTTTTATAAGACGCATTTTCTGACGGTCTTGAGAAGTAAAGTAACCTTTAGTCTCAATGTAAATGTCAGACCCAGTTAGATAAAAGTCAGGTGTGTAAGTGTGCACCTTTTGTGGTTTAACATAGTTTAGTTTTGTTTTTTCAAACTCGTATTTAACATTTTTAGTGTCAAGCTCAGAAGCAATTGCTTCTTCTAAGCCTGACCTAAAACCATAACGTAAACCAACTTGTTTAGAAGTCAGCTTCTGCGCTTTCTTCTTGTACCACATTTGTGTTTACACTTTCCGGAGCCTCATAGCCACCTTCAACTTTGTCAAAGCCGTAACCTTCAGCATTACCGGCACCACCTTCAACTAGCTTAGTTATTTGCACTGCTCTTAATCTCAGACTTACGCCTGCGCCTGCCATTGCAGTGAACCAGTGTACTAACTCAGCACTAACTTTCATCTGACTACCAGACCAAACATTAGCATCAGTTAAAGGTTTACCAGAGCTATCAAACAATGCTACTTTAAATGGAATTACTTTTCCATCAGCAGAAATTATTTGTGCTTTTCTTTTAAATTTGAAAATAGTATTTCCAGTAGGTTTACCACTTTCATCAACCTCTTCTTCGTATGGTGCGTTAGCTTGTTTTATTTTTTTGCCTTTGTTATTTTCGGCTGCAAGCTCAACACTTTTTTTCATCTCTTCATCAATTTGTTTAATAAGAGAAGAAGCCTTGTCAGTAGGCACCACAAGGTTTACTTTGTAATGTCCATCTTTGTCAAACTTAGTATCTGGTTTTGTCAACCATGCATACTGAGACACGCCTTCTGGACTTACAATCTTAATGTAATTATTTTTCATAATACTCCTTATTCTACTATGGGTACTTTAATGCTATGCAAAAAAGAACTCACTGTCCCGCAATTGATTAATTTCTAAGTCACCTTTTGCGGGAACTTCAGGCAACTTATTGTGTAGCTCTTTTGGTAATTGTTCAAGGACATCTTTTTTAAAGTTTTCTAAAATGTCATGCTGTGTAAACATCTCAATAAAAGCTTCTCTAATAGATTTATTAAGTGTTTCTACATCACCGGCTGTTGTACCAAAACTGTCATGTACATTACAAAAATTAGTAATACCATTCTTGTAAGCAATGTTTACAGTTTTCATCATAGCCGCACTGTCTACAGAGTGGACAACATTGGGAGCTACTCCGTTGCCCATTCTTAGTTTATCCGTCAAGTCAGTCTCTGTGTTAATTCTAGGTTTGATAACTTCACCCATCAACATAGCTTTAACTCTTTTAGACTTCATTTCTGGATATGATTGATAAACAGGAAAGCCAACAGGTGTTACCCAGTGTACAGGCAATTGTTGTTTAGCAACAATACGCGCTATTGTTTGTAAGTAATCCATACCAATTCTTGCAGACTTCAAATTATCACCAATACTGTCCCATATGACAGACGCTAGATAACTAGCCGGTTTGAATATCTCATCTTGAAATGGATGGTTTTCACCTTTGTCTTTACGTTTAGTTAAATCTTCAATTACAAAGTCAGTGCATGAATATCTTGTTGAACCATAACAAATAGTCATAATACTTCTTTTAGTAGTTGAACGCTTAACGCCATAGTCTAACCACAACTGAGCAAAAGGTTTATTTTGTTCAGCATCAAGTTTTAATTTTTCAATAACTGCATTAGCAACTAATTGATAAATGTCTTGCGGTGTGTCTGTAGGTGTTAAGTTAACTAACTTACCTGCTTTACTGTCTCTTAACATTAAAGAATAAATTTGAAGTCCATTACATGAACCATCAACGTTTACAGGTATATATGAGACAAATCCATAACCTTGTTCTTTAAATCTTTTCCACTCATCACAAAATGCTAAAAACTGAAATGGATTAGAAGCTTCTTCCCATTGTCTATGTAACATAGGGTCAGTAGCGCAATCAATAATCCAACTTGTATTATCTTCAGTCCATTTAACACGGTCAGCAAAAGATATTTTATCTTCACCATATTGATTAGCACCATGTATAGCTAACCAATAATCACCTTTGTTTCCTTTTGTGAT